TTCCCGTAATGGAAGGTATGGTTAAGAAAGGCACGGGGGGTGGTTAGGGGGGGGGCTTGCCCCCCTATTCCCCTACTACACATGTTATGGCCAAAGGGTTTTGAGTGAGGGAGCGTAGCGACCGACTGGGGAGGAGGGGTGGATGGGGCCCCCCTCCGGGGACCCCCCGAAGGGAGGGGCGAGCGTACAGCCGCAGGCTGTGGGGACCCCCCGGAGGGAGGGGGACGCAGCGAGCAAGTCTTCCTTCGACAAAACAATTTATTAGGCAGCGATAGAATTGTCGAGCTGAGTGACGATGATCGTGCAATGATTAGTAGTGCCAACGGGGCCAGTCCAGGTTGCAACGCCTAATCTGATGCTTCCAGTGGTGTTTCCGGATTCGACTTGAGCGTTGGTCGAACTATACATTTCGTTAGAAGTGACCGCATTTGAGGGTGCATTGAGTGTAGCTAAATCTGTACTGGTGGTGTTAGTCGGACCAACGTTTACTGGAAAGCACCCAGTAAACGTGATAGTAGGAGGGGCCCAGGCCACTCCTCCAGCGGTTACCCACATGAGATCTAAACGGTAGATTTGAAGGGGAGATACACCGTTCACTACAATGGCAGTGGAGGTGATTACCACATCTAAGTTGCCGGCAGATTTAACAGCGATTAGACCGAGTGGTGCAGTGTTGGTTGTGCTTTGGCGCACAGCACGGACTGAATGAATGTCCCCGCCGAAAGTTCTTGGGATTTGTGGTTTGAAGAATTCGACTATGTAGGTGACCCAGATTTCACCAATGTTTACGCTGGCGGCTTGAAATCCTTGGGTTGCGATTTGGAAGTTTGCCGTGTCATACCACTTGAGCGAGTCACTTGCACCAATAGCTCCAGTACGTACGTAGTAGTTCTTGAGCGGTAGCTCCGAAGGAGCGCACTCGACACCGTGCATCGCTGAGATGGAGGGTTTGAGGGATTGTGCAAATTGACTGTTCTCCATTTCCGATTTTGAGGCATAGGGGACAGCATTGACATTGTAGTCTGTCGCCATGATAACAGTTCCTAATGCAGTGTTGGTGGATGCAACCGACTCTCCACTGGTTGTTTTAAAGTAAAACACCATTCCGTGGATTTTGTATTGCTCGTAGTTCTGGGCTATGGTGCTGAGCCAAGGAAACGTTTCGAGCTGGCCGGGATTGATAGAGAAGGTACGATTGAGGAAGGCACCTGGTGTGGGAGAGGTGATTAGATCACCGATGTATTCTCGATGTGCTATTACATTGGCTCGTCCAATGTCTTGGAACTGAGGTACTTCGGTGGAATTGACTAGCACATTTTGTTTCACCATGGGGCCAGTCTCATAGTCTCCTGATCCTAGGATCCGTCCTATTCCGTGGCCTAGGACTGATCCCCAATCCCCCCAGCCGAAGTAGCTTCCGAGGTGACGGCCGACATCAGCGAAAGGGGTTTTGCCCTTGTAGCGGTAGACGTAGTCACCAGAACCTTCGAGCTTAGGTCGTTTTCGAGCACCAGTTGCATTGGCATACTTTCTGGCCCGAGGCTTTGTCTTTGGTCTTGCAGTTCGTGGATACGCACTGCCAGCAATAGTAACTGGAGTTCCTTTTGCCATAAGAAGTTAAAGAAATAATGATTTGTTTTTTTGATTTTTTATTGGAATTCTGTTACTTCCAATCTTCTTAGTAACGCGTTCCTGGTGGGTCCGTCAATGTCTTGATACCATTGTTCTGGGGGAAGGTTGCTGGTGATCCAGAATTTGCTAGCATTTAGGGGCATGCTGGCTCCTTTTGTTTCCACATAGACTGGGTAGTTGTCGATCCATCTGAGAAGATGACTGATCGAAATACTTCCCCTAAATTCATCCATGATAACATGTCCCTGACCTTGGTATCCATTCCACCACTTAGTGTTCGGATCCTTAGGGTAAGCATCAGCTCCGGCTTCCTCCCAAGCACGAAACGTTTTACCTGATCCAGTTTTACCCCAGAATACCAGACAAGTTCGCTGCATAGCAACTGGTCTAGCATAGTCTCCATAGATGGTTCGGAGAGTTCGATAATGTGGAACACGAATATTTGCAGGGATCTTATAAATCAATTTATTACTGAAAGATAATCTCCTGTTCTTGCTGATCCCCATACTCGTTCCCAGTCGTCTGGGTCGTTTCTCTTGATTGGTCTGGCACCAAGTTCCCAGGGTCCGTCGATTCTGGACTCTGGCTTTCCGCAGTAGTCGTTGGCACTACTTGATCTTGTGAGCTCGTAGTGGCCGCCTGCGGGAAGGATCTTCTTAATCCCGGCCAGAGAAGTCTTGCTGCTGGTACAAAAGACAAATTGAAAGTGTTCGTATCCCCCCTGGCCCTGTTCGAGCTGCCCGGCCATCCATACGATGCCTGCGGGGAGTTCGTCGGGCCAGGAGTAGGTGTCCCGGGGGATTGTTGCGATCCAGTAGAGCCCCTGTCGTCTGGGGATACTGATCCGGTTGCGATTGTCTCTTCTTCGCTCCAGAGAGAGTCTGGAGTGGCCGGAGCTGACGGAGGGGGAGTTGGAAGAGACATTTTGAGAAGACATTTTTTTCTCATTTTTTCTTCTTCTTTTATACCCATTATCGGACATGTCCGGATGTATCCGGACATGTGTCCGGGAGAACCCTAAGCGCTGTAAGCACGGACGAGAACTCGTCCTAAGTATTACTTACAGCGCGGGTTCTCATTTCTCTTCTTTTCAATTAGCCGAGATTATGGGGAACATCGTAGAGGGTTCCCGTAATGGAAGGTATGGTTAAGAAAGGCACGGGGGGTGGTTAGGGGGGGGG